TGTTGCTAATCAAGGTATGCGGAAAACCGCAGGTAGGGGTCGATAATGCCTAAATTCTCTAAAAAAGTAATGGGTAAGGAAGTTGGAGACGCTAAGGTCTATGCTCCTCCCCATACAATGAAGGGCAAGGCAATCTCTGCCAAGGGACTTACTTCCAAAGGTATGACTGGCGCTCAAGAAATGGCTGATATGAATATCTCTGTTGACGGGATTAGTAAAGGTAACGGTAGACCCGTAAACCAATACGGCAAGATTGAGATGCGTGGTGCTGGTGCAGCAACCAAAGGTCGTATGTCTAGCGGGAAAATGGGATGAATTACACGCAGTTAACTTCTGCTATTAAAGGCTTTGCTGAGAATGATTTTCCAGCAACAGTAGGATCATTTACGTCTGCCGAGCAGATTGCCCGTTTTGTGCAGTTGGCAGAGCAAAGTGTCTTTAATACCGTACAACTGCCTGCGTTTCGCCAAAACGTTACAGGAACCATGACTAGTGGCAGTCGGTTTTTAGCGACTCCGTCTGACTGGCTGGCGACATTTAGCCTTGCGGTGATTAATGCGGCGAATGAAACTAGCTATTTACTCAATAAAGACGTTAACTTTATCCGAGAGTCCTACCCAGACACGGACGCAGCTTTCTACGCCAAACCAGAGTATTACGCTGTATTTGACGATAACACCTTCATTTTAGGACCTACTCCAGACGCTAACTACGCTACTGAGCTTCATTACTTCTACTATCCGCCTTCAATTGTGACCGCAGGGACTTCTTGGTTAGGGAATAACTTTGACTCGGTGTTGTTATATGGAGCTTTATTAGAAGCGGCTAATTTTATGAAGTCCGATGCCGATGCAGTCAATTTATACAAAGAACGTTATGGCAGAGCCATGGCAGAACTTAAACAATTAGGTGACGCAAAAGAGCGTCAAGACGCCTATAGAAGTGGACAAGTGAGGTATCCAGTCAGATGATTAGCGTACAAGGACTAGGTAAATCCAACGGGATTCAAGTGGCAACCAAAGACTTTGGCGGGTTTACTCCTGCTGAAGTTGCTGAACGGGCTTTAGACAAAATTATTCAGATAGGGGATCAGTCTCACCCTTTGGTTCGGGAGCAAGCAATTGCTTTTAGAAATCATATTCGGGAAGTTCTGGTATTTTATATGAATGAAGTAGTAAAATTTGATCGTGCAACACTAGCGTATAAGCTACGGGAAGCTGGTCATCCTGAATTAATTAAACTTTTAGAGGAGTAAATCATGGCTTTCACAGGTAACTTCATGTGTACCAGCTTCAAGGTAGAGTTAATGAGAGCAGTTCATAACTTTACAACAAGCACGGGTAACACGTTTAAACTGGCTTTATATGACAACTCAGCGTCATTTACGGCTGCGACCACTGCTTATGTTGCACCTCCTGGTCAAGGAGAAGTAGCTGCTTCTGGATCATATGTGGCTGGTGGCGGTGCTTTAACCAATGTAACCCCAACAAATCCGCCTGCAACTACTACAGCAATTACCGACTTTGCTGACTTGTCATTTACATCTGCAACCATTACAGCATTTGGTGCAATGATTTATAACGACACAGCAGCTGGCGACCCTGCGGTATGTATCCTTGATTTTGGTGGTGCTAAGACATCCACTGCGGGTACATTTACGATTGTGTTCCCAGCAGCCGACGCAACCAATGCCATTATTCGTATAGCATAGGGGATTAAAAATGCCTCTTGTCGTTAAAGACAGGGTTAACGAGACCTCTACCACAACAGGTACGGGTACATTTACTCTACTTGGTGCTGTTACAGGCTTTCAATCCTTTTCTGTCATTGGAGACGGGAATACAACCTATTACGCCATTGTTTTGCAAAATGGTTCAGAGTTTGAAGTAGGGCTTGGAACATACACGTCTAGTGGGACAACTCTAAGCCGAACCACGATTTTATCGTCTAGTAATTCAAACAATGCAGTAAACTTCTCCGCTGGAACAAAGAATGTATTTTGTACCTATCCCGCACCCAAAGCAGTGTATGAGGATGCTACAGAAACAGCGTATGCAGAACAGTTTGCTGCATCTAATGGGTTATTAATGAATAACATGACCATTGGTACAACATTTACTATTCCGTCTGGATATTCGGCTAGTTCGGTAGGACCTGTGGTTATATCAAGTGGAGTGGTCATAACGGTTCCTTCAGGAAGCCGTTGGGTGGTGCTTTAAATGTTTGGTTTTACCACTTTTTCAGGTGCGCCATTTTCTGACCTTGGGGTAACTAATGTTTCTGTTAGTGTAAATGTCACAGGAGTTTTAGGAACAGGGCAGGTAGGCAGTGTAATAGCTACTGGTGGGGCAGATGTTAGTGTTACGGGTTTATCAGGAACAGGGCAGGTAGGTAGTGTTACTGTAGAAGCGGGTGCAGACGTAGCGGTCACAGGTGTTTCTGGATCTGGGCAAGTTGGTTTAGTAGTCGTTACAGGAACCGCCGTAGTCGATGTGGTAGGCGTGGCAGGAACAGTCGTAGTAGGGTCTGTTACGGTAGAAGCAGCGGCTAATGTCCCAGTCACAGGACTACAGGCTACAGGATTTGTTGGGGCGGTAACGGTAAATGCAGACGCCAATGTTAATGTAACGGGGGTCAGTGGTACAGGACAAGTTGGAAGCGTAACAGTCACAGGCACAGCAATAGTCCCAGTTACAGGACTTCCAGCGACTGGATTTGTAGGATCGGTTTTAGTATTTGCAGATGTAAATGTAAGCGTTACAGGAGTACAAGCGGTAGGACAGGTTGGAACGGTGTCTTTCTGGTTAGAAATTGATACAAGTCAGACTCCAAATTGGCTTCCAATAGCAGCATAGGGATGCTATTATTGACACACAAAGCCCAAACTGGGTAGAAATAGCGGCATAAGGATAATATGGCATCGACATATAGTGACTTAAAAATCGAGCTAATTGGTTTAGGCGAACAGACAGGTACGTGGGGAACCACGACTAATACAAACCTTGGAACCGCCTTAGAAGAGGCTATTGTAGGTCGGGCTACGGCTAATTTTACTTCGGATGCAAATTTAACCCTATTATTGACTAATGCAAATACTAGTCAAGTTGCTAGACATTTTGTTCTTAACTGTACGTCTTCTGGTAGTTTGACCTCTACTAGAGATTTGATTATTCCGTCTATCGAAAAACCATATATTATCCAAAATAATACAACTGGTGGTCAATCAATTCGGGTCATAACAGTTGTTCCAGCAACTGCCCTTGTTAACGGCGCAACAACTGCTACCACTAGCTTGGTTGTTGATAATAATATTGGAACAATAGTTCAAGGAGCAATTGTTACTGGAACTGGAATTGTTGGCACAGTAACTATTGCTACAGTAAACAGTCAAACTAATCTTGTACTTTCTTCTGCCCAAACCTTAGCAGATAACGCTTCTTTAACTTTTACTTTACCTTCTGTTACGGTAACTAATGGTAAAACAGCCTTTATATATAGTGATGGCACAAATGTATTGCAAGCAATTACAGAATTAAAAACTCTTGCGGTTACAGAAAACGCTACAGTTGGAGGCACTCTTGCGGTAACAGGAACCTCAGCCTTTACAGGAGCTATTACCTCGGCAGCGGATGCTACCTTTAGTGGCACAGGTCAAGTCAAACTCCCAGTAGGAACAACCGCCCAGCGTTCAGCAAGTCCAGTAAACGGCATGATTCGGTATAGTTCAACTGATAATGGTTTCGAGGGATACCAAGCAGGAGCTTGGGGCGGGATTAGCGGAGCGCAGGCTAACGGATGTATTTATGAAAATAACGTCACAATTACTTCTAGTTATACGTTTACAGCTAACAAAAACGGTTTCTCAGTGGGACCAATTACGATTAATAGTGGTGCTGTAGTCACTATCGGAGCAGGACAAAGATGGGTTGTACTATGAAAACCACTAAAATAAACAAAAGGAGTAAATAATGTCTATTGTTTTAGTAGGCTCAACTAGCGGAAGTATCACACTACAAGAACCAGCCGTTGCTGGTACTACTGTATTAGACTTGCCAGCTACATCGGGTACTGTTGCTTTAACTTCACAAATTCCAACGGCAAAAGTTATAAATGTTGAAAGACTCCAAAATAGCACTAGAACATCACTTTCTAATGCGGGGTCTACTCCTGTAACACTAACTACTTTTACTTACAACAAACAATCAGCATCAAGTTCGTTGATATTTATAGTAATGATTCCACTAGATGGGGGTAGTAGCGGAGCTTGTGCGTCTGATTTAACCTACGGGTCATCATCTGCTTTTGGTTCTCTTTATTTTAGTTATACAGGAGAAAATTTTGTTCTATTAATGCAAGGGCAAGCAACACTAACTGGATATACAACAACAGGAAGCCAAACGCTTACTGTTAGATACTACACTGCTGATAATTCAGGCGGTAGACCAGGAGACACAGTAAATCCAAACTCAAGTGATGATAGCAGAATGATACAGACTACATCTACTGTTACTGTAATTGAATATTCATAGGGATTTAATCATGGCACTATTTGATAAAGTAATTTCTACATACGATGGGTTTTCGGGATATCAAGGTAACCCACCCACCACAGAACAAGAATATGCTTCTGTTAACTGGTTTAATGATTGGCAAAAGCCATCTTGGGAAGAGGTGCAAGTAAAAATTAATGAACTTAGTGTTCAGGTTAATCGTGCTAAAGAATACCCACCCATCACCGATTACATTGATGGTGTAGTAAAGGGCGACCAAGCACAGATTGATAAATACATTGCCGACTGTTTAGCAGTCAAGGCTAAGTATCCGAAGGGAGTAGCATAATGGCTGTCACAATAAATGCAAGTACCAGCACAGGCCTGGTACAAAGTGCCGATACATCAGGCATTATTGAGTTTCAATCTAACGGGTCAACGAAGGCCACGCTTAACTCATCGGGATTCTCTTATCCTAATGCCGTGTTGCAAGTGGTTCAAGCAGTAAAAACTAATACTTTTTCGACAACATCAGCCACGTTTGGAAATGTTACGGATTTGACAGTATCTATTACACCAGCTTCTGCAAGTAATAGAATTCTTATTGCTGGTGTTTTACAAACTTCTTCAGTCTCCAATGACATGTATAAAATTAGAATTGCTAAAAATGGAACTGCTATTTTTGTTGGGGATACGGTTGCTGGTGCAACTAGCGGTTTATCACAACTTTATTTGTATACTTCCAGCCAGCTAGGAACCTGGTCAACACTTCCAGTACCAGTTTATTATTTAGATTCTCCAGCAACAACTTCTGCCGTTACTTATTCTTGGCAAGTAAGATCGCAAACGGGCGGCAGTACCACATGGATCAATCGAACTCCCGACCAAAGTGGAAATACCGATCAGAATTTTTATGGGGCTTCATCAATTATTGTTATGGAGATCGCGGCATGAACCATAAAGCTATATATAAACTCTATCCAAATGTCGTATCTGTTGATGACGGCAAAGGCGCATTCGATAAAGACGGCAACAAGGTAGAGATTGACCTGGCACAAGTAAACGCTTGGGTTGACCCCGATGCCTATAAGTTTGCAAGAGCATCTGAATACCCATCATTTGCTGACCAATTCGACACCATCTTCCATGAAGGCATAGATGCTTGGAAAGCACAGATTCAAGCCGTAAAAGATAAGTATCCGAAAGGAGTAGCATAATGCCAGTAATTATTGATGGTACAAACGGAATTACACAGGCTGGAGAGTTTAACTCCGATAGTAGCTTTGGATTAAAAAATCGTATTATCAATGGTGCGATGGTTATTGACCAAAGAAATGCGGGGGCAAGTGTCACGCCAACTGATGGACAATACACTTTGGATAGATGGACTTTTGCAGTAGGTCAAACAAACAAATTAACTGCACAGCAAAATGCTGGCGCTGTTACGCCACCAACAGGATTTTCTAATTATCTTGGTATTACATCTTCTTCGGCTTACACTTTGTTGGCTGGAGATTATTTTACGGTTGCCCAAAGAATTGAAGGATTTAATTTTGCAGACATGGCGTGGGGGACTGCATCTGCCGCTACTGTTACTTTGTCATTTTGGGTTCGCAGTTCTTTAACTGGAACATTTGGAGGCACATTAAATAATAATGTATATAATCGTAATTATCCATTTACATACACAATTTTATTAGCTAACACTTGGGAACAAAAATCTGTAACTGTTGCTGGTGATACTTCTGGTACTTGGGTGGGCGCTACTAACGGAACTGGATTATCAATTCAATTTAGTCTTGGAATGGGTTCTACATATAGTGGTACTTCTGGGGCGTGGACTAGTTCAGTTGTTTTTGCACCAACAGGCGCAACATCCGTAGTCGGTACAAACGGCGCAACATGGTACATCACAGGTGTACAGCTAGAAAAAGGCTCTACAGCTACTAGCTTTGATTACAGACCTTACACCACAGAACTGCAACTTTGCCAACGCTATTACGCATTCGGTGGAAATAGTTTTTTTGGTAGTTATGGTGGTAGTTCTTCAGGACTTATTATGTTATTTTACAAAGTTTCGACGCGAGCAACACCAACCATTACTAGCACTCTAGCTGGGTCATCTGGAAGTGGAGTAAGTACAGAAGTCGGAAACATTTATATACTAACCAATTCAACATCCCCAACAACTTGGACTGCTTCTGCAGAATTATAAAATGTATAAACTACACAAATCTTTTGATGGGCTTAGTTTAGTTATTCGCCTTGCAAACAACGCATTTATCCCATTTGACCCTGCCAACACCGACTACACTCGGTTCAAAAAAGAAGTCTTAGCTGGTGCAGAACTGCAAGATGCCGATGGGAATGTGATGACGGATGCTAGTGCGTACATTGCGACCTTGCCATGAAACAGACCATTCCCGCCCGCACACTAGAAGGTGGACTAATTGAGCCGCACCATGAAATAGAAGTGATGTGTTCGGCGTGTGGTTACGACTTAGATGAAGCCGAGCTACAAGCCGATGTCTGCTCAGACTGCAATGCGCCTTTGAACCTTAGACAGCATATCTCGATTCACGCAACATCTGTTCCTGCCGCTGGCGGAGAGGTATTTTAAATTGAATCATGCCCGATCCCTTTGGAATTATAGATGGCACGAAACAGGTCACAAAGACTCTTAATGAGTCTGTAAAGGCGTCAGAAGAACTTAGTAAAGCAATTGATGGTGTACTGGCGGTAGCGGATAAGGCGGCAAAAGAAAGGGCGGCATCAAGGAAAAATTCAAGGGTTGTTAACGCTGATACTACAACAATTATTGAAGCGGTAGACGAGTTTCAAAGGCTGATGTTAGCCAAAGAGTCCGAAGAAAAAATTAAGCACGAAATTACTAAGAAGTATGGCAGTCACGCTTGGGATGAGATACAAGGCATTAAAGCTAGAAAACAGTGGGAAGACAGGCGTGATAAGTATTTGGAGCAAAGCGATAGACGGATAATGAAAAGCGTTATGGCACTATGTTACA